TGTCAAGTATGGCGACGGCACACTTGTACGTGTACCTGTCATGTACGGCGATGCTGACAAACAGGCCGCAACTGTTGTACGTCAAAATTCAGAAAATAAAATTAATTCAGTTCCTAAAATTGCTGTTTATATCTCTGGCTTAGCTATGGACACTACTAGATTAAGTGATTCAACTTATGTAGGTAAAGTACATGTACGTGAACGTGATATTAATGGTGACGTCTACACTACTGGCCAAGGTAAGAATTATACTGTTGAACGTATGATGCCTACTCCGTTTAAACTTACAATTAAAGTAGACATATGGACAGCAAACACTGACCAAAAATTACAACTACTCGAGCAAATCTTAGTGTTGTTTAATCCAAGTTTAGAATTACAAACAACAGACAATTATAT